CCATCTTTACCTAAGTTAACTTTGTATTCACCATTATCATATCTAACTACATCACCAACAAACTTTTTCTTACTCTTAGGGTCTATGTATTGAACTCTTGCATCGTAGAACTTTGGATTTATTCTTTCGTTTACTGATTCACCGAATTGTTTGGTAATCATTTTAAACATTTTGTTATTAGGTCTACCAGCTATTGCTGCTACAAATGTCATTCTATCTTTTAGATTTCCTTTTTTTACAAAGTTAAAAAGTTTCTTTGCATCAATTTTATGTTTTTGAATAAAATCATCAACTGCAACACCACGAGTACCAGTGAATCCAGCAATACCCATAGCTAATTTACTAGCTGATTCATCAATACCTTTTACTTTCCTTTTAACTATCATTGTGATGCCACCTAAATCCTTTGCCCACTTTTGAGCATCTTTCTTATCTTTGTAAGCAGCGGTTGTTACTGGCTTCACTCCTTTTTTTGGTGAGTACAATACAATATATGCTTCATCTATTGATTCGTTCTTTTTCTTCCCCTTTTTACCTTTAGCTTTATATCCACTAGCGAATGCTGCTTTCCTTTGAGCGTTTGATGCGAATCCTTCTTCTACTTCTTCTTCATCATCATAACTTCTAAAGTTCCTATCCATATTTTCTGATGTTTTTTCTTCTGAATCTAAATAGTGATATGCAGCTGATACATAATCTCTAGCTAAAATTAATTTCTTTTGCCACCAATTAGGAAAATCAACTTCACCATCCATATCATCATACTTATCTAACATATCAGTTAGCTTTTTACCATACTCCATTATTTCTAATGTAGTTGATTTCAACATATTTGGTTCATCATCCTGATGTCCTACATCAGTATCTTCATCGATTCCTTTTGGGTATTTTGTTTTTTTAGCGAGTTGTAGAAGTTTTTTAACATCAGCTGGTTTGTTTCTATTGAACTTATCAGCGTTCTTCTTATCTTTGAATATAGCAGAAACCAGTTTGCTTCCATCACGAATCATAATGATAATACCCTTTTTACCGAAATATCTTTCTGTTTCTACCTTAGCCATATTACACTCCGATTTTGGAAAACTTTTCCATATCACCTAATGCTTTTAGTGCTCTCTTTCGTGCACTTTCGAATTCTCTAGCATATCTGTTACCTGCTCCACCCTTTTGTAATCTTGATGTTTGAGTAAATATATTTTGTATTGCCTTTACATTAGGATTCTTTTTCATCTTAGGTGCAGCTTCATTTGTAGTAGTACCTTCGTAAATAGATTTAAGATATTTGATAAACTCTTTATCATTTTTCATTTTCTTAAAATCGTTATCTGCAAAAACATTCTTTACGAAATCTCTAACATCTTTGGAATCTTGTCTAATTTGGTCTATTGTTCCGAACATACCTTCTTTAATTCTGGTAGTGATATTTCCTGAATTATCTCTTGTAGCTACAGCCACTTGCTCTTCTTCCAATTTAGAATCTCCACATCCTCCTTCAGTTACTCCACCACATCCACATCCACAATCTCCTTTGGATTCTTTTAAACCTAATCTTTCTTTCATTTCATCTTCAGTAACTTCACCAATTTTGTAATATCTTGAAAGTACGTTACCCATATCTTCATATAATCCAGCCATTCGTTGGTCAAGTGATTTAGCTTCGTTAGCAACTTTATCGAATTGTTTACCTAACTTATCTAATTCAGACATATTTCTTTTTATAGTATGCTTATCAAACCAATCATCAGATTCTCTTAGTGCAAGTTCTCTAGCAGCTTCTGTAATACCACCCAAAGTTTCTGCTACTTTAATAATATCTGATTTTCTACCCATTTGTTCTTGGTAGGTATTGTATGTAGAAATGATTTCTAAGAAGTGTTTTTTAACTTCATTAGATAATCCTCTTTCTTCTGATTCATTAAGTATATCTATTAATTTCATTTTTATCTCCTATCGATTAAATCTTTTAATTTTGTTGATGATTCGTTTGTATCATCAATAATTCCTTGCAATTTAGCTGCTAATTTTTTACTTCCATTCATTTTCAAATCATATGCTATAGCATCTAATGCAGCAACACCATCCCAACCAGATTCACCAGTTGCAGAGTGTGCTAAATCATCAGTACCTTCAGCAGAATCATAGAATGTAGAAGAATATACACTTGTTTTTTGCCACTTTTCATATTCAGGTGACATTATATCTGGCATCTTAGGGTCTTTTCTTGGGTCATTCGCCCATTCTGGTTTATCTTCTAATACTGCTATTAGTTTTCTTGCTTCAGAATGAAAGTTTGCATCAGTTAGAGCTTCAACAGCTGCTTTACTCATTCTACTTTCGTATTCTTCTTTACCTAACTTCTGTGGAGTAATTCCTAAACTTTGTGCTTTCTTACGAACAACTTTGTTTACTTGAGGATTACCAGGTCTACTATTAGCAGAATCTTTTGGTTCATCCTTTTTAGGTTCATCTTTCTTCGGTTTATCAAAGATATTTACTTTAGGTTTATCTTTTTCACCGGCAGAAGAATCACCTCCCTTCGCTGCCTTATCTGAGGTTGGAATATATTTACCACTATCATCTTTTTTGAATGTAGGAGCATCTTCATCATCTTCCTTACCTTTTTCTTTAAATCTACCAAAACCGATAGATACATATTTGTCATCTTCGGCTTCGTTTAACCATTGCGGTTCTAAGTCTATTAATCCACCTAATTTTATCATGTCAGTTCCGTAATTATTTCTCTTATTAAATTATGTGCTTTACAATAATCTCCACAAACCTCATTAACCTTCATTTGTTTAGATTCGTTTACTGGAGTCATAAATGCACCATGCGTAGATGGGTTGGATACAAAATCCCAACCTATTAGTTCGAAATCTTCTCCTACTTCAACCCCACCACCTCTTCTTTGTGATACAGAGCCCATACCTCTTGATGAGATACCTAATAGAATACCAGCTTTCAATAATTCTTTTAGTATATTACCTGATGGTGTTGGGAGTATTTCTACTGTTCCCATTAAGTCATTGCCATCCCAATGTATTTCTCTTATGTTATGTGAAACGTTTTTTAAATTTATTACAGAAGATTCAGGATGGTCTAACTCACCCAATGCTCTTCTCTCCTTAATAAGAGTTTCGTATTTCTTAGCTTCTCTCATTAAGATTTGCTTAGGATATACTCTCTCATTTTGGTTTGGAGCTTCAGCACGTTGTAAAACACCCTTAACGATAGTTCTACCACTAGCATCTTCATTAATCTTACCTTCGAATAATTGTGTTTCTATTAATAAATTTTTCATGCTCCCCAACTTCTACGTTTTTTAAATAATTCAAAAAATATAGCTGAAACCTCTTGTCTTATGATTCTACGAATTTCCAATTCATCAGACGTGGAAATTTCTTCTTTGTATATCCCTAACTTTTCGTTATGGATTTCCTCCTTAACAATTTGCTTCAACTCCTTTAATGTCATTTTTTAACCTTCTTTTTTCTCGCCTTTGCCCTTCCAAGCAGTATCGATTTTGTTAAAAAATGCTTTTTTCTCTTCATCAGACATTTGAGGAATGGATTTACCACTCTTCTTTAATGCTTTTGCGAAAAACTTTTGATATTCTGATTCTTCTTTCAAAACATCTGTTATGATTTCTTTTAATCTTTCTTTTGTTATTTTCATTGGTCTAACTCCTTTATACTATTTGCTATGTTAACTAATCTTTCCTTCACATTATAAATATGACGATTTGTTCTTTTCCAATATTTATCTCTACTCAGTTCATTCATAGAACGAATCTTATTGTACCATCTAAAAAACATTTCGACTTCAGCTAATTGATACTTTAGTTCTTTTAACCCTAAAGCCAATTTTTGATTTGGAGTTCGACTTTCATCATTTTTTAATTCCAGCCATCTATTTACTGGTCTTTTAACCTTCTTACCCTCACCAACAATTGTCATTCCAAATTGGGTAGCTATTTTTTTTCGTTTTTTCTCGTTACTTTTCTTACCACCTGTGAAAGCATTTGGTGTTTGGTAACCATCAATGTTACCAGTCACATTTACTTCATCCAATTCAGTTTCAATCTCTTTGATAAGTTCTTGAATATATCTTCTAAGATTCTTTGACATTTTTTATTTCTTGAATCAGTTCATAAGCTATCATCATAGCGGTAACCTGGTTATCCGATACAACTCTACCAATTTTTGCTTTTTTCAAAACATTGATAGTTTCTTTAAGTTTTATTTTAGTTACTTTATCTTTTATTGTTTTATGAGCTGATACTAAGTTTGTAATTACTTCTTTTAGTTGTTGAGTATAGTATTCTTTAAATTTGGAAGTATTACTTACATTATTGATGTATTCTCTCAATAATGATTTTTGAGATTCATTTAATTTAGTATGTTTTTTATTGAAAGTTTCTAACAAAACTCCATAAGTTAAGAATCTATCTTCTTTACTTTGTTTTTTGAATTCTGCTAATGCTTTTGCTTCTACGATTTTTGCTTTGTTTTTAACATCTTTACCAATTAAGTTTTCTACAATTGTATATTTACAATTAAAAACTTCTTTTATATCATAGTTTTCTTGATTCTGAGATTCGAATATTTTATATATGGATGCCATCACCTTATAGTTTGTGATAGGTGAGGATAAAAATTGATTAATATCAAATGATTCCTGAATTTTCTTTATCAGATTATATTTTTCTTTAGTAAGTTTTTTTACATCTATTCTTTTTCTGGCTTCTAATATAGTATCAATAAATTTTTCAGCTCTATTTTCAGCTTTGTACTTCTCTTGACTTAGTAATTGATATAATCTCAATTCTTTACCAATTTCAGTATTTTGATTGAAGTGTTCGCTTAGTATTCCTTTAGCTTTTTCATTCTTATCACCATTCAATACCTCAAGCGTTATTTGTCTAATTAGAAGCTCAAATAATACACCTGTATTTTTAAACTTGCTATGTTTTATTTTTTTCATACTATTAATTCCAATTTTGATAGAATACTAAATCTCACATATAAATATAAAAATATTTACTTAAAGTAAAATTTACTCGTCTATAATGTTATTTTCATCCAACATATCCGTTTCATGTAAAAATTTCTTTTTAGCCGAAACTCCATTTATTACGGACTTAACTCTAAGTTTAGCTTTTTGTGATTCTTTCTTTAAAGCTGCTTTTCTTTCTTCATCACCAAGAGGGTCTCTTCCAAAAGGATTTTTATCCTTTTTATAAGTTCCACCTTCACGAGGTCTACCTCCTTTATCTTTGAGTTCATTTTTTAGTTGTTCCAATGATTCTTCTACATCTTCTGCTTCTTCTTCAACCGCAGGGTCACTACCCTCATCTTCAATAGAACGGAATCTGTATCTATCTTTTAAATCATTTAACAAAGTACTTCTTTCTTTTTGACTTTCATCTGTTGAAAGTTTAAAGATATTATCATAAACCCATTCTTTCGATAACATATTTAATCCTTGTATGTCTTGAGCTAATCTAATTTTCTCACTCCACAAGTTTACTTTCTCTTGTTCGTAAATTGTAGATGGGTTTACTAATTGTAATTCAAAGTTAGTTAACCTATCATCACTTATCCCCTGTGAGTATAAATGAACAATTGCAATTTTGGATAATTCTGAAACAACTATTCTTTGTATTCTTTCGATTGTTCTTGCGAACCTAACATCTTCAGCTGCTAATGTTGCTTTACCATTAACATTCTCATCATATCCTAAATATGCTTTTGGTATTTTAAGTGCAGCAAATAATTTGTTCTTTAGGTAATCGATATCATCAATTGATGAGTATTCTAATCCACTAAGATTATCTATTTGTGTTCCACTATCACCACCCCTAACTGGTAGATAAAAATCTTCTGTTAGGTTTTGCATATTATATTTTAAGTTGTAATCACCATTTTTATCAGCGAAAGGAACTTTTTTCATTTTATTGATAATTCTTTGCATATAGTTATCCACTTCGTTTGGTGGAATATTACCAATATCAATTTTAAAAACCCTTTTTTCAGGTGCTCTCATTATTCTATGAATTAACATAGCATCTTCCATAAGAGATAATTGTTTCCACAATCTTCTACCATTTTCAATCATAGCTTTACCATATGGTAACCAATTAGTATCTGCTAATAATCTAAAATGTGCTATTTCATAGTTTTCATAATCAACCTTACCCATAGTATCATCTTCTACATGAAATTTTACATAATTTGGGTTTGTTTCATCTGTACCTTCTAATCTTTCAGTATTGTAAACAGAATATGGGGTTACATTTACGATACCCTTTCCTTCTGCCATTTCTAAACCTAAGAAGAAATCTCCATACTTACATAAGTTTCTTACCCAAGGCCAAAGATTGAATTCTATGTTTATTACATCATAGAATAAGTTATTTAATATAGCTCTTACTTCTTCATCTGATGAACGAATTGTTAAGATATCACCATACTCATTTTTAAGAGTTGATTCATCAGCGTATATATCTAATGCGGATGCTAATATTGGGTCATTATCCATCGCATCGTAATCTCTAAATATTTCTCTACGAACTTGTTGGTAAGCCATTGATTGTGCTTTACCAGATTGTTCATAAAATGATTTTTGTAATTTTGTATATCTATCTCTAAGTGCGGATAGATTTGTTTGTTGTTTTTCATCCGAGTCAACTACTTTGCGCTTACCATCTTTATCAACAGTCACAATTGCTTGTGATGAAAATAGTTTAGTTAACCTACCGAAAAATGAAGTATCTGCCATTGTTTGTTTCTTTTAAATTATAACCTTTATTTTACCAAGCTCTACAACTCCAATACCTAGCCTTATGTCTTGGACCTGGATTATCACAATTGTGTCTTGCTCTAAATGCTTTTCTTCTAGATGGTATATCTTTCTGAATCTGCATTGTTTTTTCACCTTTTTTCTTAGCTGATGTACCACCATGTCCAAAGTTTACTTTAACCACATTACCTTTTGGGTTTTTTACATAAACTTTAAATTTTTTAGTATCTCCTCTCGTTGGTTTACCTAACTTAACTTTTCTACCCTGATATTCTGCTTCGTTTACATCAGGTTTGTAAGTTTTTAGATATTCCACTAATTCTCTAATATCACTCTCATTAACAACATCATATTCTTCTACCTCTTCGGCTTCATTTCTAATGATGTTTATGTGATTGCTATACAATGCTTTCGTTATTTCGCTCATAATTGATATCTCCTTAATTAACTCCTATACTCTATAAATATATACTTTTTCATATTATCGAATTAACCAGGTCAAATCTTCATCTTCACCATTAATCTTTTGTGACCAAGGGTTGTGGTCGGGTTGATTTCCACCATATACAGCCGTTCCATGTGTTGCTTGTCCTATACCACCTAAAGCTTGTTTGGTTAAATCTATCCCCTCTTGTCTTAATCGTAGTGCAGTATCCCTTACCCACAATCCAATTGAGAATGCCATAACTAAATCATCATTGTAACCCTTCATTGCTTCAGCACGATTTCCGTTCCATATAAATGTAAATAATTCATCTACTAATCTAGCAGAACGAACTGTTACTGATTTTTCTCTAAAGTAATCATCTAACTTAGAAATAATAAGTGGTCTTGTTTTAGATGTTGTACTAAATCCAGCTACCATTCCTCTTTCTTCTGCTCTATATTTGTTATGCAATTGATGTTCTACATCTACATACTTTAAATCTTTACTCATATAAAATAGATTCTTATAATCTCTATCTATTACTTGTTGGATTACTGCCCAACCAATATTAGCGTTTTCAACTACAAGTAAAGCGTTATTATATTCGGTTGCCAATGCTACTAAAAAGTTTCCAAAATCTTTTGTATCTAATTTACCTTTATATTCTGCTACCTGTTCAGCTAACTCTACATCCATAACGTGACATGCTGAATAATCTCCCCCATCTCCCCTAGCGACATCCGCTACTATCATATATGATTTGTTATAATCTGGATATTGCCATTTCCAAAGGTTTCCATCGAATCCTGTTTTTTCTAATGGTTCTTGACAATAAGTTTCTTTGTAAAATTGTAAAAGTTGTGGTTCAATTACAGTATCACCTGAAGATACGAAATCACAATCACATTCTTGAGCCGCTCCTTTTGCTCCTAATAGTGTTTCTTGTTCATCTCTCCAACTTTGGTCTCTTTCAGGATGTACACTCCAATGTAATCTTATTGTATTAAATGAGTTAGTTTCATCTTCCGCACCTACCCAAGTTTTGTGAAAGAAATTACCCACACCATTTGGTGTAGAAAGTATAATTGCGTTACCACCCGTTGATAATGTAGATTGTGCTGATATCCAAATCTCTTCAATGTTATCAATAAAAGCGGCTTCATCAAATACCAAAAGAGATAGTGCTTCAGAACGACCAGCATCACCACTTGAAGATGTTGCTTTTATCTGAGAACCATTTGAGTATCGAAGGGATAGTTTGTTATCCTCTACTGTTGTTTGTTTTAACCAAGATGGTAAGTTTTCATTCATATACCTCACCTTAGTTACTAAGTTCTTAGCTACCTCTTGTTTAGTTGCGATTACCAAACAATTAAAATCATTGTTAAATAACATTTTCCAAAGAGAAAACCCCGCAGTTAAGGTTGAGATACCTGTTTGTCGAGATTTAAGGATGATGTTGTATCTTTCTTTATCAAATTCTGTAAGTGTTTTTTCTTGAAATGGATATAAGTGAAATGGAATCCTACCCCTAACAGGATGTTGAATCATACAATACTTTTTCATAAAGTAGATTGGGTCTTTAGAACACTTTACATATTCTAACTTTATAATATCCTTTAAGGATTGCTTAGCCATTTACTTTTTCTTCTTAAATGAAAGTTTCCAATACATAGAACCACCTATAAATGGTGTAACATCGTTATTTGAATTTAGTACACCCAAGTTTAATCCAAAAACTTTATTTTGTTTATCTTTGTATAAAATTCCAAAGTTTGCACTTTGAATAAAATCAGTTTTATTGAAAGCACCACCAAATCCGTAATATAATTCTCTTTTAGGTAACTCTTTTACTATCTTTGTATTATAGATTGTTGGAATCTGAAAGTTCCATTCTATTTTTCTACTTAGAATTCTATTTTGTGATATTGTATCTGTAAGAAACCCAAAACCTAAAGATGGGTTTGGTTTTGTTCCCAGTGAATCAATTGTTATTTCAGGTCCAAAATCATATGTTAGATTCAAAGTATCTGTTACAATATATTTTGCGTAATAATCTTCAACTACTTTTAAAGAATCAACATCAGCTGGAACTTCTACAGTAACTGTTTCTACTTTGGTAATATATTTTGGTACATACTTTGGAACTTCAATTACTTTTTCAACAAATACAGTATCTACTTTTTGTTCCAATAGTTCATAGTCTTTTCCATCCACCTTTACTATATCTTTCGGGTCTATGGATGAATCTCCACTACATGCTCTCATTAATAGTATAACAACTATCAATCCTACTATTAGTATCTCCTTGAAATACTTTCGTAGTATGCTAAAGAATATGCTCATAATTTTTATCTTTTATTTTATCAAATGCTTTGTTACGCTTTTTTGATATTTCTTCTATTTCCTTTTTACCTCGTTTGATGAAATCTTTCATTTCTTTTTTCATCTCATCTACTGGTCTTGGTAGTACATAAGAATTCATTACATTCCCATCTTCACCGATTTCATCATATTGTTGTTTTAGATTTTCAATATCTTGCTCTATTAGGTCTAATTTTATCAAACCTTCTGCAATCATATTACCATAAATCTTATATTCTTGATAACTATCCCAAACTCCATTGATTCTGAGTTCTCTTTCTAAGATTTTATTACAATCTATACACCAACCTGTTTTTTGTATTAGTTTTCTATTGGTTGGTCCGAAATCACCCTCATGTTTACAATTATTGTTTTTACATTCACCTAAATCCTTCAAGTATTTTCTTACTTGTTGTAAAGCATCTGAGTTTTTACCCGTTTTTAGGATATACCCATCTTTTTTTTCAAATTTATGGTGTTCCGTTTCCCAAACATCTCCAACTTCTCTATTTTCTTCTGCTTTGGTGTATCCTAATTGAGTACTCTTTTCATACTCACCAGTTTGAACCATATCTGCCAACTTTCTACGAGTTGGATGCATAAATTTCCGTTTGAATTCCTTTTGTGCCATAGTTACCTTTATTACATATTATATATGTATATATAAATATCACCAAAATGTAAAAACATAAATTTTAGAAGAAAATACCCAATATTTGATTTACAGAAGCAAATGTACCTGTAAGTTTAAAGGTATTTCCTTTGTATTGAAACACAATACCTTCATTTGGTACAATCTTTTTAGCTCCACCGATAGAATTTAATCTTTTTAGTTCTAATTTAAGTTTTTCTATCTTCTTTGGGTCACCTGATTTTTTCACATCTTTAATTGTCTTATCAATCCTTTTCTTTATATCACGAATTGCTTTATCTGGATTGACTGTTAGTGCTGATGATGTGAATTCCAACACTTCTGCTCCTAAACCTAAGAATATTTCTTCAAACTTCATTAAGTTCTTTTTACCAATCTTCTTTTGGTCATCTTTATCTGTTTTTTTAGCCCATTCCAATGTTTTTTCATCAGTAATGTTCTTTTTATCTAATCTAAACTTCTTATCAAAGAATGCCCATCTCTTAACTAACCCCATTTTGGTTTTGTTATCAAGTGTTGATGGTGAATTCTTATCAACCCATTGTTCCCACCACGCTTGGTGATAGTTTGCAACACCATCGGTATCTTTTAAACTAA